CCGGGCTCGCTTGAGTGGTGTCGATGTTATCTACGTCGGTCATCCAATAACTCCTGATTACGGGCTTCCTGCATCATGAGCGGGATCGCCGCTGGGTCTAGGCTATCTATACGCTCCATCAGCTCAATGCCAACGTCGCGCCGACCCTCACGGTAGTGAATGTCCGGGTTCGGAGCCCGAATCCGCTCCCAGACTCCCGCGCCTGCGATAATCCGCCACAGCACACGACGCCCTCGCGGGTCACCCAGCACCCACGACAGGTCGATGTCCGCGACGGACAGTTCACGCTTTGGTTCACGCTGAGCGCGACCAGACATCAGACCATCCCCGGAGCAGTGCGCATCCCGAGTAGGTCAGTGGCTGCGTTCGGCTCGTTCGTCTTGATCGTGCCGAGCTTGGCGATGGCCTCAGCTTCCATCTTCGCCTGCTCCATCTGCTGCATCTGCCGAGCGGCCTCCTCGCGAGCCGCTCGCATCTCGGCGACGTCCTCGTCCGGACGCACGACGCGGGGGGAGACGCCCATCATCTCGGCGTACTCGTCCACCATCTGGTCCGTGTCGATCTTGTCCAGCACCTGCGGGTTCTGCGTGTTGGCGGCGAGGCCAGTCACGAACCCAGCCAGTCGGTCGATGCCACCGATGCCCACCATCCGCTGAGCGGCAGCCATGATCGAGATGTATTCGACGCGGAGCATCATGCCCTGCATCGACTCGGGCGGAGGCGGCAGCATGTCCTTGCGCTCCATGATGGCGAACACGCGGTCGATGGCCGGGTTCAGCAGCTCCTGATTCAGCCGCTCCAGCACCGGACCCAAGGCGAGCAGCTTCTCCTCGTGACGCGCCTCGATCTCGGTGGCGGTCGCACGCTGCGCACGCTTGTCGTTCGCGATCATGAGGAACAGGTCAGCGAAGAACGCCGCCTCGATCCGCTGCCGCGCTTGCTGCTGCTTGAACTCTAGATGGCTGACGTCCGGACGAATCTCTTGGATGGGCTTGATGCCTTCGCCCTGCATCTCGGGGACGAAGGAGATGTCGTTCGGCGCGAAGCTGAGACGGGAATTCTTGAGGCCAGCGGGGGCTCGCATCGGCGGGGAGACCATCTTCTCGACCGCTTGGAAGATGCGCTTCTCGGCCAGCTGCAGCTGCTTGATGTCACCGAGCGCCGTCATGCCGGGGCAGTCGGTCGCGTAGACGTCCTCGCCAGTGACCTCCCAGCGGGTGGCCATAATCGGGAACTCGTTGTACCCACGCTTCTGCAGGAATCCGAGCAGCTCGCCGTCCTTGGCGGTCCCGCTCTCCCAATACCACGACGCGAACGGCTTGTACTTCGACGCCAGCTTCGACCCATCGGCTTCCGGGTTGGGGCCAATCAGGTGCGTGATGTCGATACGGCTCTCCATCTGGTTCTGCTCGTACAGGTTCCGCACGGTCGAGGAGGCGTTGGCAAGGTTGACCTTCCCCTTGTCGTCGGTGCAGAACTGCTCCACGATCTGACGCACGGTCATCTGGAACTCACGAGAGAACACACGAGCGCGGCCCTTGGCGTCGTTGGCCAGCATGTAGCTGCCAATCGGGAACGACGCGCAGCGGATGACGTCCTCGTCGTCCTCCTCGATCAGCATCGCCGCAGTGCCGAATACCCCGAGGTCCGTGTAGTAAATCGGCAGGATGTTGTACAGGTTCGACCGAGCCATGACGATGTTCATCCGGAGCGTGACCTCGTGCAGCCACTCCTTGATGTCGGCCAAGTCGGATAGCTCGGAGTCCGCGATCGTGAGCCGGAACCACGGACGCGCCGGGTTGGTGATGCCGGACATCATGCCGGACGACAGGGTCCGAGCAGCGAACGTCGGGGTCGAGTCGATGATGTTCTGGTTCCGCCGCTCGCCCTTGTTGACGTCGGTCACGAAGAAGCGCCCACGGCGGGGCTTGATGTAGCTCGCGAGCTGCGTCCAGTGCGAACGGAACGACTCGCGCTCGATCTTCATCTGCTCGATGATATTCTCCAGCTTCCTGCGCTCATCGAGGATGTACGCGCTGCCGACGAACGGCAGGGGTTGAACCGGGATTGTCATGACACCTCTCGCACGAATTGGTATTCCGCCAGACGGTAACCGCGACGCTCGAGTGTGCGCGGGTTCACCGGGCTCTCTGATTCAAGAGTGAAGCTGACCAAGTCCGCCCCGCTCTCATCGGCCCACTGGTCGAAGGCATCGAGCAGCCGAGCCCCCGCGCTCGACCCACGAGCGTCCGGCGTGACCCACCACCACAGCTCGGTGGCCATGTCGAGATCAGGGTTGAATGGGTGCGGGTTGATGACCCCAGCGATGAGGCCGAGGCGGTTGTCCCCTCGGGTGGCAATGGCCACGAACTGCGTCTCGATCAGCTGACCCACCAGCGCCTCCGCGTGTGCCTCATCACCGAAGAGCCGCAGACCGTTCCATCCCGCGAACGCTCGCAGCTCCTGCAGCAGCCACGGCACGTCCTCGTGCGTAGCTCGCCGAATCACAAGCAGTGGTGCCGACGAGGCATTGTCAATCGTCTCCGTCATCGGTCCATCCGCTTGTCGTCGAATGGGTCGTAGTCCCACGACGTGACGTTCCCGGCCAGCGTCAGGTTGCTGCCCACCCCCGGCATGTCCGGCAGCGCGAAGGTCAGCGCCAGTGCGTCAGCCAAGTCGGGCGAACGACCCAGTCGCTTCTTAATCGCGTCCTTGTCCTCCAGAGCGACCTTGCCATTCTTGAGTCCGTACGTCGGCTGCGTCAACTCGGCGACCAGCTCGGGGATGTTGGGCAATGCACCACCACGCTTGACCCACTCAGCCATGCCGAACCACATCTCGGCGCGTCGGTTCAGGTACCGCTTGTCGAGGGCGGGGTCCGAGAAGATGACGGGGATGGCCGGACGTCCCGTCGCGATCAGGTTGTCGATGACGCCGTGACCCCAGTGGCCAGTGTCGTCGATCAGCTCCAGCTCGCTGCCCCAGTTACCTGCCATCGTCATGACGCGAGCGGCGATGGCGGTGGTGCGTTCGCCTCGCATGATGCTGGGCTGGAATGCCACGAGACCCTGACGGGGGAAGATGACCGTGCGATCGTCACCGAACCGGGCGACGTCAACCCCCAGCCGCTTCTGTGACCACTCGAAGGCCGGACGCTCGGGGTTGCGTTGCATTGCCTGACGGACGTCGTCGGGGGAGAGCAGGGTGTTCAGTCCGCCGGGAGGGAACTGGCCGAGGATGTGGGCCATGACCCACGGGTTGTCTCGACCGTACTCCGCGATCTGCGACCTCGCCCACTCTTTGTCCACTCGGTTGCTGCAGTGCGGGTCGTCAGGGTCGCCAGTGATGCGGACGACGGTCCAAGTCGAGGCGCGAGCGCACAGCTCGTACAGCAGACCGTTGGTCGTGGTCGGGTTGCCAGAGGCGAGGATGACGCCGAACTCCGACTCCGCGTCGGATAGCACCTGCTCCGCCCTGCGACCGATGGCGGGGTGCATCTCGCCCACCTCGTCGAGGAAGACGGCGACGTAGGGGCTGTGGAGTCCGGACAGTGCAGCACCCTGCGCTTCTGGATCGGCGGACTTCGGGTAGCTGCGAGCCTTCACCCACCATGTCCCTTGGTGTTGCTTGTGGAACACGGTCTCGGCGGTCCACTCGAACTCCTGCATCAGGAACGGTGAGCGGGAGCGCCAGACGCCCAGCTCCTTCCAGAGTCCGGACTTCAGGTTCTCGTGGCTGATCGAGAGGGCGTAGCCGTTGGGGTACTTGCCCGGGTGCCGAGCGGGGTTCGCTTGGGTGGCGAGGAAGTGCCACGCGGCCCACGCCTTCACTGCGGACTTGCCTACTCCGACGGCGGCTTGCATCGCGATGCGCTTCTTGCCCGGCTTGGCTGCCTCGTGCAGGGCTCTGGCTTGCCACGGCTCGGGGTCCGTCTGGAAGTTCTCACGGACGAAGAGGACCGGGTCTTCGCGCCAGTCTCTCAGCTTCTGCGCAGCGGCGTCGATGCTCACTCGGACTCAGCGATCTCGATGGCTTGCTCGATCGTCATGCGCTGCAGGTAGACGGGCATGCGCTCGCCGACGTAGCCGCCGATGACGTTGTAATCGAAATGCTCGACCGCCTCTTCCTCGGTCATTCCCTCGGCGACGAAGCCTTGGATGACGGCGTCGTAGTCGTAGCATGCGACAGGCTCAAGGCAGCTCCCGATGCATGCGAGGCCGAGGAAGGCGTGTTCGAGGCCGTCGGCAAGGAGCATCGGCTCA